ATTGTAAACGGAACCAATCTAAGAATTTACGCCTCCGGCATAGCCATAGGGGAGGCGACAAACTGTTCTATGTCCCTTTCGGTTGAAAGCCGGGAGATTTTGACAAAGGACAACACCGGCAGCTACACGCGCAACCTTCCTGGCCGACGCTCCGGGACGCTGCAAAGTGAGGGTTTGGTAGCGTTTGATACTACCAACCTCGGCGTTGATGACTTGTTCACGCACTACGACGCAGGCACTACGCTGGTAGTTCGCTTTGCGACGGGTGCAACGGCTTCACCCTACTGGCAGGCATCCGCTTTTATCAGTTCGCTTGAAGTTTCGGCGGCTGTGGAAGAAAATGCTACGTACTCCGCCACTTGGACTGTAACCGGGGCCGTGTCTTACAACGCATAATACCATGGCTATGAAACAAGCAACTTATCTTACTACTGCAAGCGGCAAACTGCCGTTCAGTTTTGGAATGAATGCCCTGAGTTCGTTTTTGGATAGTGAGGGTTTGGCCCTTGCTGACTTGGGCGAACTTGGGGCAAACATGAAAATCAGCACGGCCCTGAATATTGTTTTCTACGGCTTTGCTGATGGACACCGGCGTGAGGGCGTACCCTTTACCCTGACGCCTGCCGACATTGGCGATCTGATTGACGACAACCCGGAACTGCTTGCGCAAGCGATGGAAGTGTTCGCCAATTCCATGCCGAAATTCGCAAACGACCCGGAGCTGGGAAACGCGCAACCGCGCCGAATAAAGGCGCGGACGTAAGCATTGACGAACTGGAAGCCAATGCCGTAGGGCGTTGGGGAATGACGCAGGCAGAGTTTTGGAATAGCACCATCCGGCAAGTGCTGGATATTACCACCGCCAGAGTAGAGGCGCACCAAGAACGGGAGCGGGGCGAATGGGAGCGCGCGCGATGGTTGGGTACGGTCATTTTGCAGCCACATTTGCAAAAAGGGAAAACCCTAAAGCCTACCGACCTGATTAAATTTGACTGGGAGCAGCGCGTAATTTCAGAGCAGCGTCTCGATGACAAAGAAAGCGAAGAAGTTAAACGCTTTTGGGCAAACAAGTGGGATCAACAAATGATGGAGCAATGGCAGTAAAGGTAACGGGCATCAACGAGTTCAATGCAAAACTTTTGGCCTACCAAAAGCGATTGAACACGCCCAAAGAAAAGACTGCCATACTTGCCGCCGGGGGCGCAAAGGTACGCCAACAGGCAGCCAAAGCGCCAACGCCAAAAAGTAGCACATCCAAAAAGCCACAGGCAACAGCGCCGCACTATTATTACACCAAATCGGGCCGGGTAGAGATCACAAGTGGCAACCTGCGCAAATCAATGAAAGTATTTCGGGGCCGTGACGGTGACGTGTACGTTGGCCCGCGTGTTTTGCGCCGGGTTACGGGCAACATCGGGCAAACGGCTAAAACCTCATCAGGGTATTACGCCGCCGCCATTGCAGGGAGCGCGCGGGCATTCCGGGCGGCATACATGGAACCGGCATTGGGCAAGGCTACCGGGGCGGCATTGCAGGCGATAGAGAAACAGTTTGCCAAATGGCATAACCAAAACAGACCGCAATAATGGCCAATAAAATAAACGTTGTACTTGGGATAGATACCGGGCCATTTGAACGATCAATAGCCCGCGCACAAAAACAGTTGCAACAATTTGGCAGCCGTCTGGAAGGTATTGGCAGCGAGTTAACCCAACGCCTCACTCTGCCTATGTTAGCCGTAGGCGCGGCGGCTGTAAAGTCATTTGCCGACCTTGAAAAGCTCAACAAGGGACTGACGGCAATAATGGGTAGCAGCGATCTGGCTGCGGCAGAATTACAGAAATTGCGCGAGGTTGCTAAATTGCCGGGTTTGGGCTTGAAAGAGGCTGTGCAAGGCTCCATTAACTTGCAGGCCGTCGGGCTTTCGGCAGATGAGGCACGAACTACCCTTTTCGGATTTGGTAAGGCATTGGCAGCGGTAGGTAAGGGTAAAGTAGAGCTTGAAGCGATACAGTACCAGCTTACCCAAATGATTTCCAAAAACAAACTGTTAGCTGAGGACTACAAAGTCATACAATCTAATTTGCCGTTAATGGCAAAGGGCATGGAGCTTGCCTTCGGCACAAACAACATTGAGGCAATCCGGGCAACGGGCATTAGCGCCAAAGAATTTACCTTGCGTTTGTCGCAAGCTCTTGCGGTTATGCCACAGACGCAAAACGTGACCGGCGGCCTTTCCAACGCTTTTGAAAACTTCACAGATAACCTATTCATTGCAGGCGCGCAAATGGGCGCTGCGATCAACAAGGCGCTGAACCTTGAAGGTGTATTAACAAAGCTATCCAACGCCGTACAACGCGCTGCCGATTGGTTTTCATCGCTCAATCCCAACGTACAAAAAACTATTGTGATTGCCGGGCTTGCGGTTGCTGCCATTGGGCCTTTACTGTTTGCGGTTGGCAGTATTGCAAAAGTGTCTGGCATTGCGGTTTTAGGATTTGGTAAATTGGTTGCGGCGACAAGAGCCGTTGCAGCATCCTTTACCCTTGCCAATGCCGCTATGTTGGCTCCGATTGTCGCTATTGGCCTGCTGATTGCGGGCATCGTTTCGGCGTACCGGGAATTTGAGGGATTTAGAAAAGTGGTAAACGGCATCGGGTACGCCCTCAAAGAATTTGCCCAAATTGCTAAAGAAGCGGGGCAAGCTGTTGTTGCCGGTTTTGCAGAACTGAAAGAGGGCAACTTTAAAGCGGCGGCTAAAAAGTTTGGCGAAGTAATTATAAAGACCAACCCGGTAGGCATTGCCCTGACGGAGGGCAAGCGATTGCAGGATGCGTTCAAACAAGGGTTTGAGGATAACACCGACTATGTAGGTAAGACGCTCGACAAGTTTAAAAAGACCATATCAGCGGCCAAAAAGGACTTGGGGGGTAGTGTGTTCGGTACGCCAACCTTAGCGCCAACGGCAGCACCAACGGGCGGCGCGGGGGGGCAACGGGTACAACGCCCACAGCAACAAGCTGAAACGCCACTATTAACAACCATTGCACCCGACTTGGCAGGATTGCAGGAGTTTGCAGAGCGCGGGCTATTGGAATCGCGCCTCAAAAGCACATCAGAGGCATTTGCAGGATTTAAAATACAAGCACAGGAGGCGTTTGCAATCGCACAACAAAGTGCCGCGGCGGCAAGAGAACAGCTAATTGCGTACTTCGATGAGATTAACTTAAAAGTGAATGAATCAGGGCAAGTAGTAGTTAATTGGGGTAAAATATGGGAGGGCGCTGTAATCGGCGGCCTTGCGTCGCTTGCAAAAGACGTTGAAGGCGGTATTAGTTCAATGAGAAAATTAGCACAGTCAGTGAAGCGAGCAGCGCAAGAGATTATCGGCAACTTCATTCAAACAGGCGTTGCCGCTGCCGTTTCCAATGCTTTGAAAAACCCCGTCGGTGTTGTTCCACCTTTGGGGCTTGCATTGGCTGCGTTTGCAGGCGCGGCGGCCAAAGGCTTATTCACGTCAGTGATAAACAGCATTGCACCACCTAAACTCGCTCGCGGAGGTATGACTACCGGCCTCACTACGGCAATCGTAGGCGACAACCCAAGCGGGAAAGAGGCAATTATACCCTTTGAGCGCATGGGCGAATTTTTGAACATGGCCGGAGGCGGGGGCGCGACGCGAGTGACAGGGCTTTTTGAGGTACGCGGCTCCGATCTGGTACTGGTACTCGACAGGGCGAAGCAAGATCAAGCAAGAATAAGATAAACACATGGCAGCACGATTCACAGGGCAATTTTACAGCGCATATACCGAACAGCAGTACACGGTAATCGTGTACGATGCTGATTTTAGCGGGGCAAGCTCTGAGATCGTGGTAGCGTCATGTGAGTACAATTACCCACAAGGTAACGCGGGGCGTTTCGACCCGGTATTATCCGCTGAGGCATCCATACGCATTTTGGTACAAACCTCCGGCGTGGACACATTTGTAGATGATTTGGCCGGAGCTGAGGAAGGGCGTTTTATGCTGCAAATATTGCAGGGGCTTTCTTCGCAGTTCATTGGCTACATATTGCCAGACTTGGCGCAACAAGAGGATACCACGCTTGAAGTGGGCTACCTGTTGGAATTACGAGCCACAGACGGCCTTGCACGGCTCAAAACGATTGACTATAATAACAACGGCACAGCTTACGGAGGTGAGGCCGCTGTTTCAGATCATATCCTTAACTGCCTCAACAAGCTCACGGCCCTAATGGATTTTTACGGCGGTAGCAGCGAGTTATTAAAAACCCGTATCAATTGGCACAGTGATCAGCATACCTACACCGTAGGCGACGAAGATCCGGCAGAACTTACGCGCATTCCGCACCGGGCATTTTACACCATTGACAGCCGGGGCAATTATAAGTACAAATCCTGCTTTGATGTGTTGACAGAGATTTGCAGGGCATGGGGCGCGCGGATGCTGTTTTCTGACTATGCGTTTTGGGTAGTTCAATACAACGAGCTTGCCACAGACGCGGCAATGACCGTTTTTAGCTATACCAAAACAGGCACACAAACGAGCGCAAGCGTTGATTTTCGCAAAGACCACGATCAAACAGACGACGCAAGCGACTTAGTAAGGCGCGCCGGAGGCATCTACCGTTTTTACCCGCCATTGATGAAAGCGCAAGTGGATTACCGCCACATCCAAACCCGCAATCTATTGGCCGGGCAAGTGTTTACGCAGGCGGGGCTTAATAGCCCGTATGTAGTGGGCGACGTTTCAGACTTTGGCGGCATTGCCCGTTTTTCTGTTTCTTTCAATATGATCTACCGGGCAGAAAATAGAGACGACCCGCCGGGCGTGGTGGGGCTTTGGTTTGTGTTCGGTATTCGCATTGAAGTGGATAGCTTGTACCTTGACCGGGATTGTATCATTTCCGGCGGCAATCCGGTTTATTCCGGCGCGGTCACTTGGAGCGGTACATCATCGGCACGTTACGAGGTTGCAATGTACGTTCCTGAAAATGAGGACGACAATTTTGACAGCGTGTATTTTCTTACGCCGTTCCTTCCCGCCTCCGGCGAATTTGTGTTCGACATTACATTGGATAGGGTATATAGGGCTGACGGTACGGAATACGTTACGCCGGTAGCTGATTACATTTGGCGGGCCGATAACCTGTATGTAGAACACCTTTATGAGGGTACATTAGATCAACAGTCTGACATTCGTAGATTCAAGGCTACCAACAACACTGACGGAAATAGCGCGATGGTAGAAATTACTACCATAATCGGAGACGGCATCGGCACAAATTCGCCGGGGCATTTGGAAAGTTACGACGGCTCTAACTGGGTACTATCCGACGGTTGGCGCGTGGGTGCATCGGGTTCATACCTTGCACATGGCGCATTATTGGCGCAGGAAGTAGTACGCGGGCAATTGACGCCCATCCGCAAGTTTCAGGGCGAATACAACAACCGAAATACCTCTATTTACAAACCGCACCACGTCATAAAGCGCGCGGACGGCATCATGGTTTTTGCCGGCGGGCGCTTTGCACCGGCCATTGACAGCATACAAGGCGAATGGTATTTTATTTCACCACAGGTAAGCGGTTGGACAAATGAGGCTTATGAGGACATACAGCCGGACACCGAAGGCGGGAGCATTACGCGTCCCGGCGGCGGGGGTTCTATTGGCGGGGGCACAGTTTCGCCCATGCGCATCTTCTCCCAACATTTTGATACCGTGACGGCCAACACCGTGACCGTAACTGTGAACGGCGGCACACTGCCAACCAATGCCGATGCGCTGTTGGTTTTCTGGAACGGCCAATTGATTACGTCGGCATTTTACACCGTGACCGGATCAGATATAGAATTTGATTTTGATGTGACCGATAACGTCACAGTTAAATTTTTCATACAATGAAGCACATACTTTTCTTTCTTCTTTTCCTTCCCGTGTTGGCCTACGCCCAATTTCCGGCAGCGCCCAACAAAATGCGGCTTGGAAATCAAACAACAGCCGACGGTTTAGTAGTGCGCACGGCGGCGGCTCCATCGTGGACACCTTCAAGCATAAATAATGCATGGCTTGCGTTTGATACGGTTGCGGCGGTGCTGTATTACTACGACGCGGGCATATGGAATTCGTTTACATCGGGCGGAGGCATTGACAGCACACAGGCAAACAACGGTCTTACTATGTCGGGCGATACGGTACAACTCGGCGGCGCACTGACGAAAAACACAGAGGTGGACATCAACGGAAAAACGCTGCGTTTCAGAGATGCGGCGGGCTATCCTGACCTGTTCATGAACGGCACTTACGGCCTCATATCCTCCGACATTAACACCTACCTCGACGTGGGCAGCACGGCAGGCCGGGTGCGTATTGTCGGCGCGTCTGATGCGGAAGTAAGCAGCGCGGGGGATGCGCTTGTGTCTGCAACAGATACGGTAGTCGTCACCGGGCAGCGCATCCGGCTGAACGCAGCGGATACAAGGGTGCAGCAAGTGTCAAAGGACAACGCGCTAAACCGGGTGATGATGATAGACAGTCTCACAGAGCGCGTGTACTACCGGGATGTGAGCAGTATTTCGGGTGGCGGTGGCGGCTCCGGCACAGTGACAAGCATCACAGCCGGCGTAGGGCTTACGGGCGGGACGATCACAACGAGCGGCACCATAGCGGCAGATACCGCCGGGATGCTTGTTTCTAAGTCATTTCTAACCAATCAGGGGTATACAACCAATACCGGCACAGTCTCCGGCACAGGCACAACCAATACCCTTGCGAAGTGGACAAGTAGCACGGAGCTGGGCAATAGCCTAATAACTGATGACGGTTCAAGAGTTACGGCAGGCGGTACGGCGGCGTTTCGCCTTCCAAACGGGTCGACAGCACAAAGACCGGGGACGCCACAGGGTGGAGATATGCGATACAGCACAACAAACGGCACGATGGAGTATTTGTCGGGCGCGACGGGGGGCTGGGAGGTTGGGCTGATGAGTTCAACAGCAAGCGGAACGCTCACCCCAAATAGGGTAATTTATGCGGATGCAAACGGGCGCGCAATAAACAATAGATTGGTATTTATTACCTCAAAAGGGGGTATCAACTTAGGCCAGTCAAGCGACGCCACAGTCGGCCCGTTGATTGACGTGAGAAGTAACGCCCTAAACGCATCCGACGAAGCACCAAGATTCAGGCTTATGAACACATCAACAACGCTATCGTCTGGAAGCAATTATAATTGGTCAGCTATTCAAAACTGGGCGGGCAACGGGGGAATCATTGGCGAGTTCTCGGCGCTGTATGGTAGTTGCTCCGGTTGCGGCGTTGGGCTTTACGCGGCGTCAGGTGAGGGGGTTTATTTCCGCGTGGTTTATGCGCACCCGATGATATTTGCAACCAACGACACCGAAGCCATGCGCATTACATCAACGCAAAGAGTAGGCATCGGCACACAATCACCACAGCGAAAATTTCACCTTGAAGGCGAAGCCCGCATTACCGACCTTACCACCGACACACCCACCCGCATCGTAGGCGCTGACGCCGACGGCGATCTTGGAGCGATCACACTCGGAACGAGCCTAAGCCTATCCAACGATACTTTGAATGTTTCCGCCTCTGGCACAGTCTCCGGCACAACCGGCAAACTCGCCAAATTCACTGGTAGCACAGCGGTAGGCAATTCCCTACTAACTGAATCCGGCAGCGTCGTCAGCATTGATGACGCCGACACATTTGCAGGAAAGATACTAAAGCTGGACGCCATGTCTGGCCCAACAAGGCCCACCGTCGAAAACGGCGCTATGCTATACAATGCTACCACCCATCAGGGCGAAATAGGAACCGTGTCCGGGTACAGGCAAACGACACTACCTGAAAATGGCGCAGGCCGTCGCGTGTACTCTGATGGTACCATCTGGACGCACTACACCCAAGCCTATGGCGAAATGAGCATTTTTGGCAGCAGTACAATAACATATCTCGCTGATGGTACGACTTTCGATACGTTGGGCGGCTTTACATTGGGAGAAGCACAGGATTTTGTTTTGCAAGGCTCGGCGCTCAAATACACAGGTTCTCGCACAATCAAGGTACAGGTTACAGTAAGTATTTCCGGCACGTTCGCAGAAGATACATACATCGAGGCGGGCTTGAGGCAAAATGCCACTTCGGTAACAAAGAGCCGGGCAAGAGGGCAAATATATGTGCCTGCCGAGCCGGACAATATAGTTATCACCTGTATTCTTACATTAGCCACTAATGATTTAATCCGAATCGAAATGGCTCCGGGGCCGCATACCGGAGATGATGATATTACCGTCACAAGAGCAAACATTAATATAACCGAAATATGAAAAAGATCATTCTTCTCATCCTTTTTCTTGTCGCGCTGGTACACGTTGCCATGTTCGCACAAGACAGCATCCGGGTAACGCTTTACGGCGACAGTACCTACCTGATTGAAAACATCTACTTTGCCGACGACGGCGTTCCTACCCGCGTGGATGTTGTCAGGGCAAACGGGCCGACAGAGCTTACCAATTATTTCACAGGCATAGCAAACCAAGCCTTTGCCGATTATGAGCAAGCCAACAGGCGCTACCGCGACACGGAAAAATACAGCCGGGCAACGCTTAATACCGTGAACGCTCGTTTTGCGGCATTGGGGCTACCGTCGTACACAGACCAATTAGCGACCCGATTAGGCCCGGCGTTGCAGGGCGAGTACACATGGAGCGCACCGGGCATAGTCACGCCGGTAGCCGTGACCGTGAACGCAAACCTCCGATTCAATCCGGGAACGGGCGTTCATCAAATACGCATCTTAAAGGATGGATTTTTGCGCGTCACGCAGTCAGGGGTGACGCTGGCGGAGTTATTTCTTGTTAACCGTCGCTATGTGTCGTTTGATGGTAAGTACGTCCTACGGCTGCCTAACAGCGTGCAGGGGCTTGGTAAGTAATCAGCAAAAAAACACAATATGAAAAAGACAATCAGCATTGGCGCAATCATCGTATTGTTGGGCGCGCTCGTCACTTTCTTTGTCGGCGGTTTTCAATCCGGCAAGCCCGCACCCGTCACGCCGGAACAATTACCCGTGAACGCCACACAGGGCATTTACGGCGTAACCAGCACATCAGCTGTTTGGCCGGTATGGTCGGTGCAAATCGTTTGGTATCGCTCGGGCGCGATATATGGCGACCATGTAGGGCCGTTTATCGTACAAGTGCAATACCCCACCAAGCCTACCAAAGCCGACGTACAAAAGTATGTACCTCAACCCGCCGGGCTACCGGGCAAATGGAGCGTGCAAGCCATTTACAACGTTGTGCAAGTGGGCGGCGTACAAACACCTATCGAGCAACCCGAAAAGAAATGAAGAAGCTAAGTAGAAGTAGTTGCATAATGTGGGCGGCGTTCCTATTCGGAGCGCTGCCGACTTTTACGCAGTCACTTCAACCGCACCCGGT